AAAGATTGTATTTCAGGAAGAGTCTTAAGATTTTCTGGAGAAAGTTGTTGTTGCATTTGTTGTTGAACTTCAGGATCATCTTCATCTAATCCTTGCTCCATCATTTTTGCAAGTATCTTTTGCTCAGCATTTTGTAAAAGAACTTGTTCAACTTGCATTCTTTTTTGCTCAAGCATTTCATTATAAGAGAACTCATCTACTGCTCTGAATGTTATTTTAGAGTTTCTTTTAGCAAACTCTGCTGTTAACACATTAATAACATTTGGTATAATTGGGTAGAACTTTAATTCTAAAGCACTTGGGTCTTCCTTCATTAAGGTATCTACCAAGTCTCTCATTTCATTATCATCCTCAATTATATAGTCAGTTTTATCAATTACACCTTTAGCTAACTTATAATTCTTCATAAGTCTTCTAGCATTTCTTCTGATTTGCTTAAGACCATTCCATTCTAACCAGTCAAGATTCCAGGATGCCCACTCAGCATCTTTCTCTTTTTTTGGTAAAAACTGTAAAGGTTGGGTTATGGAACCCATTCTATTATACTCAGCTTTTTTTCCAGATTTCATCTGGAGTGCATTTAATACTTGCATAGTTATCTTATATTTTTAAAAGGATTTCTTGGTGGTCTATTACCAATAGATCCATGCCCCATACCAATATGCTTGAAGGGGTTGTTAGTAAATTTATACAAATTTTTTGACTTTTCCAAGCTTTTTTTACCTGTGTCCTCAAATCTTTTCATAATACCCCGGTTAGCTTCCTGAACTTTAGCAAAAGCTATAAGGGCTCCAAGTGCTATTAATCTATCTACATTGAGTCCTTCTCTGTAGTGAGTCATCTCAACCATAGCCATAATATCAGGTATTCTTTCTATACCATAGGTTGTTCTTACCACAGTTCCATCATCTTTAGTTTCTACATCAACTTCTTCTTTACAGAAGTCTATAAGATATGGTAGAATGTGAGTTGTGAATAAAGTCCCGGTATTTCTCCACCCATATTCTTCATAAGTAGACTGGGTATATTCTATGTCTTTTCTAAAAGTAATCTGACTCTTAGGGACAAGATACTTCTGTTTTCTCTTCTTAATCATATGAGTAATAAATCCAGGGACATTACTTTCTACAATAGTCCAAGCATTATAGTACTCAATTATGTGCTCAAGTCTTTCATGAGTTTTGTTAACATCATCAAACCTACCACACCAGCTAGCTACAATTTTGTCTTGCTCAATGTAAGTCTTTATATCTTCACCGTCTTTTCTAGTTACTTCTATGGGAATCTTATATATGTAAATAGAACACAAAGATTCTGAACTAGTAGTCTTACCTTGTGACACAGGGTCAATAGATGCATAATAAGTTCCCCACTTGGCAACCGGGTCTGGTCTCTCATACAATACTATGACACCGGTCTTATCCTCAGTATTCTTACTTATAGGGAATTCTTTAATAGGTATTTTTCTGCTTTTTTCTACAGCAAAGCTACCATCAGCATTTTTGTTAAGTTCTACATACTCAGTAGAATACTCCTTTTCTTCAATTCTTCTTTTCTGAGCATTAACCAAATGCATAGGAAAAACAGAGACTGTTCTTGTAGCAAATGCTTCTTCTATATTTCTAGGGTGCTGAGATAACTCTAACTGAAAATCTTCTGGAGATAAATCTTTTTTCTTCTTGACAAAATATTCATCTAAAGCTTTTAGTGCTTCTTCAACCTGAGAGTTACCATACTTATCTACATAAGGAGGCATAGACCACTGCTCTGGAATGAATAATCCAGACTTACCAAAAGTTCCTTTATCATCTATAAGAGATGACTCTACATAAAAGATATCATTAGCTTCTGGGTGTATGATCATCTTTCTTAAAGGTTCACACTGATCTAAGTCACCCACAGATCCAGCAGCTATGAAAGTACCCGTGGTAATCATACCTGATTTTAATGCAGGCTTCATATAACCATAAGTCTCCATCATGTGAGGAGCAATCCCAGCTTCTTCATGGAAGAAGTAAGTACAGGGACCACCTACACCTGCAGTAGGATCTTTCTCAAAAGATGTTCCTTTAAGTACACCTTTTAAACCTTTAAGAGTTTTTCTATTAGTCCCGGGTACAGTTGTCTCAATCTGTTGTTGCCAGTCAAGAACTTTACCAGGGTTCATAGGTCTTAACCAAGCAGTGTTATCATCTAAGAAGTTTCTATACTCATTTAAAAATCTCCAAGTATCCTGAACATATGTCTTAAGACTACCTCCTATTTTTAGGATAGGAGTTTCCTCAAACCAGGTACAGTTAATAAGTTTAGCTGCATGGAAGTAAGAAGATGCTATCTGTCTTTTCTTTAAAACAGCAGCATGCTTATAGAATAGTTCTGCAAGAATTTCATATAATGCTAAATGATATTGAGCATCTCTGACATCCGGGAAAGAGAATCTTCTTATCTCTTTGTTGTTAATAGGTAAGAAGTTTAACCACATGTAGTATTCTCTGGTAAGATACCATGTGTTTTCTCCACTTTTAAATATTACACCTTTTCTGCATTTAACTTTTTGGTCATCCCAGTATGTAATAAAGTCTTTGCTTTTTACAGGAGCAGCACAATAAAACTTTTGGTCATTGTACTTTCTAGCTTCTGCATTAAAGACAAAAGCAGTTTCATCAAAGTTATACTTACCAGGTTCTTTAAAAATAGATAGGACAAAGTCTCTGAATTCTGTTCTACTAGAAAAACTAGTACTAGTCCAGGTACCATTATCCCAGGTAGGTATATCTGTGTAGAAATACTTATCCATTTAAAAGTTTTTTAATCTCCTTAGAATCTCCATCAGTTTTAGTAATAATGTCTACTAAGGTACTGTGTTTTTTAGAAGTTAATACATCTTTTAATGTACCATTAAAATAATCAGCAATTTCATCTCTTCTAATTGCTGCCCATGTTTTTGATATGTGGTTATAGTGAAACAACCAATCATATAAGTTATCTTTATTGATCATATGCTAAAGAGCCTCCACCTCTTGTTCTAGTTTGTTGTTCATCTTGTAAATCTTTATATGCACCTTTAAAAGATTGTCTAATACCTTCAAAGTTTTTAGCAGCACTAACTAATGCTGTAATGTTTCCATCTCTACCGTGAGTAATAGGTGTTTTCTCCATGTATATAGCTAATCTATCTAACATAGAACTAATACCTCTATATGCTCTAGTTGTAGGAGTTTCATATAACTGCACACACTTAGATAACGCATTAATAATTAAATCATCTTCTGTACTAAACTCTGCTTCAATATCTTGTAATATAATTTGTTCTTTATCATCTTCCGGGATATTAAAGTAAGGATTAAGATCTGGATTAGGACATGTCATATAGAATAGATAAGAATATACTTTTAAGTAATCATCTGGAAACTCATCCATGATTTTCTTTAAAAAGCTAAGAGTATAACAATGCTCTGTAGGAATTATCTTACCGTTTTGTAGATCTAATAGTTTTATCATTTTTTTCTTTAATTAGTTTTTTTACAGTAGGACAAGGTTGTTTTTCTTTCTTCTTCCAAAACTGTTGTTGTTGGTATTCATCATTGCTCATCATCCTGAAACTTTACTTCTGTATAAAATGTTATTAAAAAGTCATCATAAGGAACTTCAATGCAGAAACTCTGACCATTATCTAAGTATATGACTGTATAAGGTTCAGTATTACCATCATCATTTACAGATTCTCTAAAAGCTATTAGAGAAGTTATATCTACTGTAATCTTAGCAAAGATTAAAGACTCAATACCTAAGTCTTCTTTAAGTTTACTATTTTCTAGCACTAAGCCATATTCTTTAAATACTGGTTTCATTTTTTATCTTGTATATAATTTATCATTGCAATAACTTCATTCTTCAGGTAAGGTACTTCATATGGTACTACAGTCTTTACTATAGGTTCTCCATTCTCATCTTTCTTATGGATAGGATAACCAAACTTATCTTCACTCTCTTTTTCAAATATTACATGATGCAAAAACATTTTACCTGGTTTATACCTAGGATTGTGTTTTAGGATTATGTACATATAAGTACTGAGTTGTAAAGAACAGTCATCAAGATGTTCACAAGGTCCAATCATTTTTTGAGACTTACCTTCCCAGTTTACAAAACTAGCTTTCTTAATCTCTTTGTTGGTCTTGTAATCTACAATCTCTACTGTGTCTTTAACAACTTCTATTTTATCAGACTGTCCACAAATACCTGCTGACTTTAAATATACAAAATGTTCTGGATATATACCCTCAGTAAGTTTTTGATTTGGTGCCATTTTAACATCACCATCCCATAGAGGTTTAATAATAGGAATATCTCTACCTTGTCTTTGAATTGTATCAAAGCTAATTAGGTCAGACTCTCTTTGATCATGATACCAAGATCCATCTGTAACAGCTCTGTCACCTTCTTTAGCCCAGTATTCTTGTATCTCTTCAGGTTTAAGTCCATACCACTTTGATCTTGGGTTTTTACTAGACTTGATAGAAGCAGCAACTGGGTCAAATGGTTGTTTAAACTTTCCTACAAATTTAGTAACACTTAACCAGTCAATGTTCTCATTAGGATCAAGACTCTGGTATAGGTGGTTCTTTGCTTTAAATATTACTGACATTTTGAGTTGGTGTTTGAGTTGGTTTTAGATTACTAATCTTTATCAGGATTATAGTTTATTTTAGCATAATACTCATCCTCTTCTTCATCAGTCATAAGAGCTCTCCACTTAGGACCTTTTGGGTGTGGGCACTCTGAAGCTAGTGATCTTGCTTTTAGAGATAGCTTACAACCACATTCTCCACAACAAGGTTGAGTCCCTGGTAAAACACATTTAGATCCTTCTCTGTCTATCAAATCACAACCATCACAAATAGCTAATCTATCAAAAGCTATTCTTTCAATCTTAGGATGTCTTACCCAAGTATTCTTTAATCCTTCAAGTATCTGGAGTTTGTTTTTCCAAATTGTCTTTAACTTTTTTATCATACCTCTCTGTTTTGATTTTATTAAGTCTTTCTTTTTCTTTGTCATCAGCTTTTTTAGCTTTTTCAAGTAGTTCTATCTTAGATTCATACTCTTTTCTAACAGCATACTTTGCAAAGTGACCATCTAGTTTATCTATGATGTTCTTGTAGTTAGCTACTGTTTCATCTATCTTCCAGGTCTTTAATTTAAAAGTACCCAGATTTAGTATCTCTATAGAGTTCTCATCTATACTACTTATTGACTTTCTTACCTTTTCCCAATAAAAGTTTATAACATCATCTACTAATTCTTGTGATAGATTTAGTTCTTCAGCTACAGACTTTTTAAACTCCTTTGCTTTCTTGGGTATCAATGTGATAAATTTTATAGTTTAACAATATGTTACCCTCTAGTTGCATTTGGAGTTCTCTATTAAGCTCTACAGTCTTGTTGTGTCCCAAACCCTCTTTACTAACAATATTATAATTTATCATCTTGGTAAGACAGTTTCTTACAGTCTGAGGTGTTTTAAATATTGTCTTTATATAAAGAGAGTTAGGTTCTTTCTCCCGGTTCTCGGGATCACAACAAGCATTACAAAAATTAGAAAGCTCAGTCTTTTTATTAAGACCTAATAGAGTAAGACAGTTCAAGTCTGATTCACTAAGTGTTATTCTCTTGATATAACAATAAGTGATTATCTGGAATTTGACAATCTCTTCCAGAGTCATATTGACCTTTTTATCTACAATATTAAACTTAGCCATGTTGGTTTGATTGACTTAGTTAGCTTTTCTTTAATTTTCTCTCTTTAGGAGATTGAACAGGTTCTTCAGGTTGAGTAGGTTGTTCCTGTTCAGGTTCTGATTCTTCTTGTTCTTCTTGAGGACCTGCTGACATCTGAGCTTGTCTGATAATCATCTCCATTCTCTTAGCACGGTGCATCTCAATCTCAGCAAGTAGTCCTTCATACTCTGATTGAACCTTAAGTACTTCTACTTGATTTTTGTAGTATTGTACTACTTTTTTTCTTTGAGCAGTTAACTGTTCTTGAGTTAATTCTGCTGTTTCTTGGTTGGTTTCTTGTGACATATTTATAAGTTTAAACTTTACAAATGTAAATAATTAATTTAAACTTACAAAGTTTAAAGTCTTATTTCTTCTTGAAAAGGTAAACTATTAATATGAGAGACAGTAATAATAAGACTAAAGCAAAGAGAAATTTATTAGAATTTAGGAAGTCATACTTGAATACAGTCTTTTCTATAGGGACTGGTATTTCTCTGATTATTCTTATAGTATCACACTTCCCTGTAAGATATACGGTTGAGTCAGTAGTATTATAAAAGTATTTCATGGTAAGTCTACCTTCTTTTATAATCACTGTGTCTTTTTGAAAATAGTCAAATTTAAATACAGTATCTTTTTTTACTTGAGATATTCTTACAGTATCATGCACCAGAAGTGTGTCTTTTTCTAAAACATGTGGACATTTCTTTTTTATTTTAGTCATATGATAATCACATGAGCAAGAATAAAGAAATATAGATAAGATACTGATATATAAATACTTAAGCATTGTCTTCTTTTTTATCTTCTGTAAAGAAGTTTGTGATAAACTTACCAGCTACACCTAACACAAAAGCTACTACAATTATAGCTTTTACTTCTTTAGGAGTAAAGATTTCTTTCATCTTATCATACTCTAATAGAGCACCTGCTGTTATAAATGTTCCGGTAGCTAAGATAGCATCACCAATCTTTCTCCACTTTTTAGGAGTTGGAGCCCAGTATTTTTCTTTTAGTTTCATTTTTTATGATTTTTAGCAAAGTATTTAAAGTGGAACCAAACACCCCAAGAGAATATAATAGCTAAACCGCAGTTTAATATTACTTCTGTATACCCTGGAGTATAGTATGTTAAAAAGTTAAGTAGTGATCCAGCAGCTGTTGTTGCTAAACCTACTTTAATAATATTTCTTTCTAATGGGTGAAGAGTTTGCATTTTGCTAGAAGCAGAAAATACAAATACCATAAAGAGTGATACACTCAAGCAAATCACAACATTTGCAATACTATTTATCAGAGCTATCATTTTTCTTATCTTCTTTTACTAGTTTTTTACTTATCATTTCTACACCTTTAAGACCTAGAAATCCCATGATGAATCCTACAGATACTTCATATTTCTGACTCATTTTGGTCATGTCTAATATCACCGGAGTTATATAATTTGCACTTGCTACACCAGATATAATAGAAAAGAATGTTGTTTTCCATTGATGAGTAGCTTGTTTACCGATCATTAGTAATGATCCAAACAACCCGGCAACAGAGATTGCTATATTAATACCTATGCTTTGTAGGAGTTCTTTCATCATGCTTTATTAGCTAAACCTAATTGAACTTGAACAAGTTGTTCTACACTGACTGAAAGTTTATTGACTGTTTGTGCTAGATTTCTTAGCTCTAATTGGGTAGTTTGTTCTAATCTTTTCACATCACTGTTGAGTTGTTGCTCTACCAGTTCTATTCTTCCTTTATTTTTACCAACTTCTTCTATGGCTTTTTTAGTATCTGTGTGGATTATCTTTAAAAAGTATCCTAATATTAAGAGCAGGATTCCAATTAGACCACCTGCTATACCCATAATAGTTTCTGCTAATTCCAGTGTCATATGCATAATAAATAAATATATAATAATATAACAAATATAATTTATATTTCAAAGGAATGCAAACAAAAAAAAGGTAGAGATTAATCTACCTTTTCTAATGTTTTTTCATTTGTCTTTTCTAGCTCTTTAGCTATTACTATTAAAGCTGTTTGGACTGCTTGGTGATCTTTAAGATTACCTACAAAAGCTGCTGCAACATTTTGAAGAATCTTGAGAGCTTCTTCTTTGGGCATTTGAACTTGTTCACTCATGGTTGTTGGTTTTTAATTATGCAAATATAATAATTATATTGTTTTTACAAAAGCAGGATCAGCTATTAAAAGATTACTAGATTGTCCTGGAGTTAATATATTTTGTATACTAGGATCTCCTTTGGATATTCCATTAGGTAAACTGTTAATATACCTTATACCTTTTGAAGTAGAGCTTTTTTTGCTATCAGTTATTAATAATAATTGTTGAGGTCTCGTTAAAGTGCAACCACTAATATTTACAAACTTTGCTATTTTTTCAAAGTTATCAGTAAATGTTACAGTATAATTACTTGTTGTCGTTGTTGCTCTAACATTTGTTCTCGTATAAGCATTACCACAAAAAAACTCATTCATATTAAGTGTTATACCAGATGTAACTACTACATTACCCCAAGCAATCTTATTCATACTTGTTAGATTATATACAGCGTTTAATGCAATTTGTAAAGACAAAGTAGAATTATTTGCTATAACATTACCTTTAATGTAATTAAAAGTTGTACCTGATGCCCCACTTGGACCCTGTGCTCCTAAATACAATATTGAAGAAATAGTTATTTTGCCAGATGTATTAATAGTTGTTTCGAGTGTTAATCCCGATGTAGTTGATAGTGTTCCAGTTCCAGTTAAAAATATTTTAGA